ATTAGAACACTTACAAAACGCCGTCAAACTAATTAAAATTGAAAGGGAGAAATTATGATTGATCTATACTTTATCGGAGTCGGTCTTACTGCCATGTGGATGTTCGCTGATGACTTTGATCGCCACACGATCTTGGCTCTTGATCTCAACATTGAGCCTAAATACAAGCTGAGAGATTACTTCTGGCGACCTTTAGTATTCCCTTATTTTATTGCTAAGTTTTTATTCAATCGCATAAAGAATTGACACCTAAGCAAAGTCAATTTTGATGGGTTAATCTAATTAACCCCAGAGGAGGATTTTATGCGAGGTGAAGGTATGAAGCGTAGCGAGTTAGTTAAGGAGATTGCGGCGGTACAATCGGAATATCTCAAGGTCAAATGGTGCAGAACTAAAGACTACCGAAGCCGCAAGAACGAACTGCCTGAACTCGCTGCTAAATTATCGAATCTTAAAAAAGCGTTAGACTACATTGATAACCACCTTGATTTTGCGGTATGAACCTAGAGCAATACAAACACCCAAGCCTGATACAGACGATGGAGTCGATGATCTTCATCGCTTGTCTGAATCATAAAACTTGGGGATTGGTCGAACTTGCGAGAGTATCATCGAAAAGACACTTTGAAATGCTGCCGGAATCTATCGTCAAGGAGTGTATCAAACGAGCCATCAAGAATGGCTGGTGCGTGAAGGACGGAAAGGCTTGGCGGACTATTCTTTAGCCCTCTTGCGTCTCTTGGGCTTTTCGCTGATCTTGGTCGGTGGCATTGAGATCGAGCCTTCTAAAAATGTCTCATACCACGTCAGACCATTGGCGATCTTTTGGGCTTCAGCTCTTGATTGGACACCCATACAGACTGTACGAGCCTGACCTTGCTCGACACAGACAATAGCGTATGAATACGACTCATCGCCTTCTGAAGCATCGATGATGGACTCAACGAAATACTGCCTATCCATAGTCACCCCTGACTATATTTTCTCACGCTTGTAGAACTTACCGCCCATTATACAGAAATCGTGAGTCGTATCGACATATTCAAACTGCGTCCGCTTGGTGTGGGTATCTACGTGGCAGAGTATGAAACCATTACCCCACTTTTCCCCAGCGGTATAGGATGCCTCTCGCTTATGCCCTGACCCTAATTGATGCCACTCATACGTTCCAAAGATTGGCGAATAAGCCGATTTGACCAAGTGCTTATGGTGATGACCATTCACTCCCGGATAGCCCATATCGAAGCCATGCGGAAAGTGATGAAATAGAATAGAATCATAAGCAATATAATAATTCTTTCGCAGCTCTTGATTCACGTCTGAATTGCTGAACGCAGCCAAGTCCATACGTGCGATGTAATTCACTTCATACTTCTTAATGCCTAATAAGTCAGGAATGGTCATTCCATGCAAATCTGACAAGACCGTCACAAGAGCTGGAGTCGCTTCGGTTAAATGACGCAGCAAACGAAACTCATGATTACCTTCTACCATCGTGAGTTCTGCTTCTGGTGCGTTGTCTCGAATGTCCTCAAGAAACTTATGCACCCATTTAATTCTTTCGATGGGCTTATACTCTCGTGGGTCTTGGGTATATTTTCCGAACTCTGTCATATCGAAGATGTCGCCATTCAGCACGATCTTCTCAGGCTGGACGCGCTTACAAGCCTCTAAGAACATCTCACGATAAAAAGGATCGCACTCAACGTCGTGAATATCTGACCCGCAAAGAATCGTCTGGAAACGTCTGTCAAATCCTCGTAAGTAATTGCCCTCGAATGACATTTTCTCTTGGGTCATCTTGCGTTGGTTATCTTTTGAGGCGTGTTTTGCAATGTGCTTTTCTAGCCCCTGAGCGTGGCGACTTAAAACAATGTTGGACTGCTTCTTAAACTCTGCGAATGTGCCGAAGTATCTATTCCAAGTGGACTCTGAAATCTGACTATTGTTTCTAAAGAAGTTTCGGCTAATGACTTGTTCCGGATTCTCCTCGGCAATCCTTTGAAGCTCACGAATACAATCGTCTTTAGACCATTCCAGATGCTGTCTGTTAGCATCCTCACTCAACGGTATCTGACGCTTGACCATAGATCCTCCCTTGCGATTAGTGTTCCACACTTTTATGTGCAAGTGCTAATCTAAACTTATGAAAAGTCAAGATAAGTTTACGAACAAGGAACTCGCCTTTGTCCGAGAATACGTGAAGTGTAACAACGCTACACAAGCTGCTATCTCTGCTGGGTATTCAGAGAACAGCGCAGAGGTGCTAGGCTGCCGACTCTTAGCCAAGCCTAGGATTCAAGCCGAGTTATCTAGGCGAGTCTCACAAATCAGCGAACGAGTGGACGTGAAGGTGTCGGATGTGCTTAAGGTAATGAAAGCGATCCTCACCTTTGACCCTAGAGATCTATACTTCCCAGACGGATCGATTAAACCACCGAACGAGTGGTCAGACGAAGTGGCGATGGCGATACAAGGCTTTGAAGTGACCGAGTTATTCGATGGGAATGGAGACGCTAAACACGCCTTTGGAATGATAAAGAAAATAAAACTAGCCGACCGAATGAAAGCAGCGGACACGCTGGTCAAAGTCTTGGGTATGATTCAACCTGAGAGAATCGAAGTCAGCGGATCAGTCCAAGTCCAGCCAACCCTTGATCTATCCAAATGGGCGACCGAAGATTTAGAACGACTGCATGAACTTCAAACCAAATACAAGGAACTCGATGAGAACATTATCGACGCAGACACAAGCGATTGAAGGCGAGTTAGCGAGAAGGAAACTATCCTACTTCGTTCGGTTCGCTTGGAAATTGATTGAGCCTGAAACGCCTCTTATATGGAATTGGCACTTAGACGCAGTCTGCGATCATGTTCAAGCCTTCCTAGAAAAGCGTCTGGACAAACATAATCTGATTATTAACGTGCCACCCGGCTCAATGAAATCTACCATCATCAGCGTGATGTCTCCGGCATGGATGTGGCTACATAATCCTTCATGGCGTGGACTGTTTTTTAGCGGTAACGAATCCATCGGACTAAGAGATAGCATGAAGTGCCGAGACATCATCGAATCTGATTGGTATCAGCAGACCTTTCAACCGACTTGGAGATTCGAGAAAGATCAGAACGCCAAGGGACACTATCGAAACAACGCAAGTGGATTCCGCAAAGCTCAGAGTGCTGGGAGTCGAGTAACCGGAGACCGAGCCGATGACATATTCTGCGATGACCCTTTAGACGCAGCCGAAGCCTTCAGCAAACCCGCGCGAGATTCCATAATCACGTGGTGGACTCAAGCTGCGAGTAATCGACTGAACGACCTACGCACCGGTGGACGATGTATTATTATGCAACGATTGCACGATGAAGATTTAGCAGGCTATGTTCTTAAGCACGAGCCTCAAGACTGGGAGAAGTTAATCATCCGTCAGGAATACGAGTTAAACAACGATAAAACGTCATTAGGCTGGTCAGACCCACGAAGTGTGGAAGGTAGCCTATTCTTTCCTGAGCGATTCCCCAGCGAAGTCATAACCATCGAAAAGAGACGATTGGGTTCGTATGGCTACGCCGGTCAGCATCAGCAGCGACCAAGTGCTTCAGAAGGCGGTCTATTCAAACGTGCGGATTGGAATTACTTTAAGCCTCTCGACCCCAAGGATTTAGGGATTACTCAGATTATTCAGGCATGGGACACAGCGTTTAAGACCGGTCAGCAGAACGACTTTTCATGTTGTGTCACTTTAGGCATCAGCAGTAATCGCTATTATGTCCTAGATATTTTTAAGCAGAAGGTGGAGTATCCTGAGTTAAAACGTATGGTCTTATCCCTAGCAAGTAAATGGAATCCATCGGTCATCATCATCGAAGATAAAGCGTCTGGACAATCCTTAATCCAAGAGCTGCGAACGCAAACTAGGGTAGCGATACACGCCTTTCAAATTGATAAAGATAAGATAGCCAGAGCCAACCTAGTAACGCCCATTACTGAAGCGAAACTTTGCTATCTACCCGAAGAAGGTCAATGGGTCGCTGACTTCGTTGAGTCCTTGGCTTCATTCCCAGCTGCACCGCATGATGACGATGTAGATGCCTTCGTCATGGCAATCACTTACGGATCAAAGAAGTCTGCTTTATTCGAGTTCATGCGTAGGCAAACAGAGAAAGCATGATCTCCAAACGCCTACTGCCGCTAGTCGATTGTCCCAAGTGTAATAAGAAGTCGCTGTGCTATAAGTCATATCCCGACGAGAATCCTTGGGGACTTAAGAAGCGATTGATAACCTGTCAAAACTGCTCGGTCATATTTGATAAGGTAAAATAGAATATACCTCTAGGGGTCATCCGCATTAGACTTATTCTATGAATAAACAGTCAGCGACTTTATCGCGCGAACGGAGAATACCATGATTAAACTTGATGTCCCATTGGATATTCAGTTACTACTAGAAAACTACGCAAAACAATTATCAACGGAGGAAAAGTTCGAGGTGTCTATTCAACAAGCCTTCGAGCGTTTGCTTCGTATTGCCCTTGGAGAAAAATAATGGCTTTGAATCGTGGCGGCAAACCAATACTGATTGAACAAGCAATGATCGACCGATTGAATCGAGTCGGTGGAGTCGATCAAGTAGAGGCGCAAGGCTTCTTCGGTTCAGGTCAGCCGGTTCAGCCATCAGCCCCGCCTGAAGTTCGTGGACGATTAGCCGACTACCCAAATTATTACAACGTCAACATCACGCCACGTGCCGATCAGCAAACCAGCATTTCATTTTCTACGCTGCGAACGATTAGTGATCCAGCACAAGGCGGTCTAGACATTCTTGCGTTAGTCATCGAGTCGATTAAAGATCAAATCACCGGATCGAATTGGAATGTCAAAGGTCGTGACGGAACAGATGGCGGAGAGAAAGCCATAGCGATTATGAACCGATTAAAACGCCCAGACGGAATCAATCCTTTCCGCACTTGGCTAAGGCAGATCATTCACGATCACTTGGTCATCGATCAACCAGCAATCTACATTCGCCCAACCGGTGGAGATCTTCCTCTGCTCGACGTCATGGACGGTGCTACCTTGTCCCTCAAGATTGATGCGTATGGTCGAACGCCGATACCGCCTTATACCGCTTACCAGCAAGTCATTAAAGGAATCCCAGCGATTGATTACACGACCGATGAGATTATTCTTCCAATTTATAACCGACGATCCAACCGGGTGTATGGATATAGTCGTGTCGAGCAAGTGGTCAATATCATCAATCTAGCCTTACGCAGACAACTCTCGCAGATCGAATACTACACGTCAGGCTCAGTCCCAGACATGCTCTTGGGAGTCCCGGAGACGTGGTCAGTCGATCAGATATCTCAGTATCAAGAATGGTTCGATTCGATTCTCTCTGGCAATTCCGGAGATCGCAGAAAAGCCCGATTCATTCCCGGCGGTGTAACGCCTCACCAAACCAAAGAAGCCATCATAAAAGATAATTTAGACGAGTGGATCGCACGAGTTGTATCCTATGCGTTCAGCATTAGCCCTGATTGGGCAGTCGCTCAAGTCAATAAGGCAACCGCCGAAGTGCAGAAGCAAACTGCGATGGAACAAGGTGTTGTGCCTATCAAATTATGGCTATCCGATGTCATGGACATCGTATTAGAAAAAGCCTTCGACGCACCTGAGTTAGATTTTCAATGGGTCGAAGATGGCTCTGTTGATCCAAAGCAACAAGCCGAGATTCTCAATCTATACGTCAATGGCATCAATCAAATCTTAACGGTCGATGAAGCACGTGCTGAACTCGGTTTAGATCCTCTTGTAGAGGAGGAACAAAGTGTCGCTCTCAACACGCCTCCTCTACCTTTAGACAATACAACGAAAAAAAAAAGAGCGTTCGAGTCGCGAATCTTCCTGATATAGATAGACCGCTCGTCATCAGGGTCGAGCGACAGATCAAGAAACTTTTTACAAAGTATTTTAAGGCGCAGAAGAAAGCTGCCTTAGATTACATCAACGCCAATGTTGTCAAGGCTGAGATGAGTGCGATTGACTTTATCTCGCTGCTCAAAGAAGTAAAGAAGTTCCAATCTGATCCTAAAGTGATTGCAGAAATGAATAAGCTGCTGAATAAAGTCACGCAAGACACCAGCAAGGCAACGCTCAAAGAGATCTATGACATTCTTAACGAAGCCCCTAAGCCCGATCAATTAAAACTATTATCTGATGAAGCTAAGAAATATGCCGAGCAGCGATCAGGTAATCTCATTCAGGGCATCGATGAAACCACCAGTGAACGCTTCAGGGAACTCTTTAGCAACGCTTTGGATGAGGGAATGTCTGCTCAGCAGTTTGCTGATTCCTTAACTGAGTCTGGCTTATTCGATGAAGATAGAGCCATCCTCATCTCAAGAACTGAAACCGCTTTCGCTCACAATGAAGCTGCGATACTTAGTTACAATAATTCTGAGGGTGTCGTGGTCGGCAAGGAATGGCTCGTAGCCAATGACGCGTGTGACATTTGCGATAGCATAGGGACAGAATCAATACCTTTGGACGCTATGTTTCAGACGGAAGATGGCGAGGAATACTTATCGCCCCCCGCCCATCCGAACTGTCGATGCACCACGACCGCAACCCTTGATATTCCTTTTGAAGCTGAAGCCAAAGCCGAATCCTCAGAGCTGCAAAAGGCTGAGACTTACAAGCCCACCGAGGCGATGGCAGAGGAAGCCAAACGAGCGTTAAAGTGGAAAGCCGAAGGCTATGCTGGTGGAACGCGTGTCGGTCTAGCCAGAGCCAATCAACTCGCCAAGCGTGAGAATCTATCAGAGTCCACCGTCAAACGAATGTTCTCATTCTTTAGCCGACACGAAGTGGACAAACAAGGAAAGGGTTTTTATCCGGGCGAAGGTTACCCTTCCAAGGGTCGAGTCGCTTGGGCTTTGTGGGGTGGCGACGCTGGGTTCTCTTGGTCACGCACAATCGTCGAACGCTTAAAAGAAAAGGGCTGACCTAAATCAGCCCCCCTTCCCTAGCCTTCCACAACTAGGTTAGTTATCCTTGGCGTTTAATCTTTTAGTCACCGTTCGTTTCGCTCTTTCCACTTCCTGTTCCGTCATTCCTTGGGCGACCTTCTCTGCCATCGCAACGCACTCTCTGGACTTCTTATCCGTCGGTGCGGTGATCGCTAAGGTAAGAGCAGAGCATAAAGCTTCAAACTGAGACAATTTAATTTTCATTGCGGAACTCCTCGATGATGCTATTCAATAATACGCCTAGACCCACTAGAGAGCAAATCGCCATCGGCAAGTAGGCAAGGGTGAAGGTTGCTAGTTCAACGTTTAGCCAAATCACGAACAGAGATCCTAGTAAACAGGCGAATACTTTGACTGCGGGGATGGCGTTCTTAAGCATTTTGATTCTCCTTTGATTTGTTTTTACCAAGCGTGTGACTTGAGATCTTTATAGTCATTGGGTAGCCACATGACCATAAATCCATTTTCAGTTTTTAGAAAACAACCGCCTTGTTTCCTATAAGTTGTTGCGAGATCCATCGCCCTATAAAGGTCATGAGTCATGACTTTGAAGGCTTTGTCTTGAGGTATTTTTTTAACTATCATTTGATTCTCCTTTTATGGGGGAAATCCCATAACCCAATCCTAATATAAACTTGACAAGTGTCAAGTATTTATTTATATCTATAAACCTTGATAATGCTAGGCTTATCCAATATCTGCCTATAAGTCGATTTAAGCCTAGCGTATTATCCTATGGGTGTTATGCCTCAATCGAGCCTAGACCCCCCTAGAATCGACTATAAAGGGGCGTAAATAAAGCGAAAGGCTTATCTGTGTATATGTGTATATGTATATGTTTATGTATATGTATATGTATGGGACTCCGATCGGATATCCGACCGGATAGAAGTCCAAGTAAACAAAGGACTTATCGCCATCTAGACTTCCTGATCTCGTCCTGAAGTTCAATGGGGTTCGCTCGATCATACATTTTCCGCATCTGGTAAAGGTTCATCCAGACCTCGAACATAATCATAAGAGCTGCGAGAAAGACTAGGCTCAACAAAGCCTCAGTCGATAACCTTACCCAGCGTCTGATTTTGAATAGCATTATAGATACCAATGAGGATCGGATGCGTCTAGCCTTTCGATGACCGCATTGATCCCAGCCACGATCTCGGACTCACGACCATACTTCTCTCGCCACTTCTTTGGGCTTCGATGAAACGCTAGTTTAGTCGTATCGAAGTTTCCCTGATGGTGACCTTCACATAACCCGATGGTCTGAAAATGCGTTGCACGTTGTCCCATTCCTTTGCCTTCTCTGATGTGATGTATCATTGCTGGGACTTCACCATCGCCATCGACTCGGCAACAGTAACAACCCAGACGAGCCACTTTGTTCAGGTGCAGTTTCTCTTTAGCGTTCATATTCATAGGGTACAATAATAAAAGAGCGACACTCTAATTTTAATTGGAGTGTGAATTGAAATTATTCGGTAACATCAGCAAAGTCAATGAGAACGATGACGGAACACTAACAGTTTCCGGCATTGCGTCTAGTGAATCAATTGATAGCGATGGCGAGATCATTCTAGCCGACGCAATTAAAAACAGCATTGGCGATTATATGAAGTTCGGTGCGTTAAGAGAGATGCACCAGAACATCGCAGCTGGAACTACCTTGAGCATGAAAGTATCCGACGATGGCAAGACCGAGATCGAAGCTCTTGTGGTCGATCCTGTTTCAGTCAAGAAGGTTCTCGCTGGTGTGCTGAAGGGCTTCTCCATTGGCGGCAAAGTAACTAAACGATCTGGACAAAATCGCAACATCATCGAAGCATTAAAATTGACCGAAGTTTCTTTGGTCGATAGACCCGCGAATCCTGATGCCATGATTACGCTTTACAAAGCCGACACCATTGGCGATGAGCCTGATGAGGATGAAGTCGAAGTGAAAGAGATCGGAACGCCAGAGCGAACGGAAGAAGTCGCTAAATCCCTTTATTGCATTGCGGACTTAGCCTCGGTTCTTAACCACGCAAAATATGTTCAACGCACCTTAGCCCTTGAAGAAACCGGCTCACCTATTCCAGACGAGATTAAAGAATGGATCTCTGAGGGTCTTGAAATCTTAAATCAAATGACGCAAGAGGAACTTACTCCTCTGATGTCTCAACAACCAACGGAGGGCACTATGCCACAGGAAGTCATTGAAGAAGTAAAGAAAGAAACTGCGAAAGCCGAAGTCGTTAAACCTGAAGCGGAAGCACCTAAAGAAGATCCTAAAGACGAAATGTCTCAAGAGCAAATGGTCAAAGAAATCCACTCGATGCTTAAAGGCATGATGGAAAAGAATTACGCCCCTATGGAAGAAGAAAAGAAGAAAGCAGAATCAAATGATGATCTTTCTAAGTCCGTAAAAGAAAACGAATCCTTAAAAGAATCACTCGTTAAAGCCACCAAGGCTTTGACCGATTTGAAAAATGCCGAAAACAAAGGCTTTACTAAGGCGATCACGATTGACAAATCCGAGGACGGAATTGTTGCCAAGTCTGATGATGGTAAACCTAAATCAACCCTCGACCTAATCAAAAGCATCCACCAAACCGGTGGAAACAGATTTGGTTTTTAACCCTTAATTTTATAGGAGGACATTATGTCCCTTAACGAAACCGCAGAATTGGTCAAAGCCGCTCAGATGAATCCTGAGAGCCTTGCCAAAGCCGGAACAAACGTCGCTCTAGGCTTAGTCAACTATGACCTTCAAGCCCCAGCGATCAACCTTTACCCTTGGGGCGAGAAAATCACCCCAATTCGCGCTGCCCTTCCTCGCGTGATCAGCCCAAACGGTGATACTGCAACACGATGGAAAGCCATCACCGCAATCAATTCCACCAATATGCACCCCGGATTGTCTGAAGGACAACGTGGCGGAGAAATTACGCAAACGGTGTCAGACAAAACCGCAGCTTACATTTCGCTCGGTATTGAAAACTCTGTCACATTTGAAGCGGATGCCGCCTCACAAGGTTTCCAAGATACGAAAGCTCAAGCTGTCGAATCTGCCCTTCGTTCCTTAATGATCCAAGAAGAGAAAATGCTGTTCGGTGGCAATAGTTCTATCGCCCTCGGAACTACGCCTACGCCTACGACTGCTCTAGTCGCTGGTGGATCACTTGCCGACGCAACTTACGTGACCTACTGCGTAGCCTTGACCCATGATGGTTATCTCCGATCATCCGTTTCTGCCACCGGAGTCGTTCAAACGATTTCACGCACGAACGCTGACGGAACAACCGACACGATCAAAGCCGGTGCGGCTGGTAAATCAGCCGCTGGAACTTCACGCACAACTGCAACGACCAATAACTCCGTAAGCGCAACTGTTACTGCGGTTACCGGTGCTGTTGCTTATGCTTGGTATTTCGGAACGTCAGGTGCTGAAAGACTGCACTCGATCACGACCATCAACAGCCAACTTTTCACGACGGCTGCGGGTGGATCGAATCAATTATTCTCAGCTCTTGCTGCGGGTGATAACTCCAACGAAGGTTCTTACTCCTTCGACGGATTCCTTTATGCAACCGCTTTCGGTTCTTCGACCGGTGCTTACTTAGCATCGCTTGCAACCGGTACGGCTGGAACGGGAACAACCTTGACCACCGACTCTGCGGGTGGCGTGTCCGAGATCGAGACCGCTCTTGCTAGTTTTTATGATAACTACCGAGTATCTCCTGACACCATCTGGTGCAACTCTGCCCAGCTGAAGAAGATTACTTCTTTAGTCATTGGTGGCGGTGGCGCACCTCTCTATCGATTCAACTCTGATGCTAAATCAACCGGTGGAATCAGCGGTGGCGCACAAGTCGGAAGCTACCTCAACAAGGTCACTCAAGATTTGATCCAAGTGAAGGTTCATCCTTTCTGCCCTCCCGGCACGATCCTTTTCACTTCAAGCACAATCCCCTATCCGCTAAGTGGCGTGGGTAATGTTGCTCAAGTGAAATTGCGTGGACGCGATTACTACCAGATCGAATACCCATTAACCACAAGGAAGTATTCCTTCGGATGTTATGCCGGTAACGGTCAAGTTTTACAAGTTTACGCGCCTTTCGCTTTCGGTGCGATCACGAACATTGCTTAATTAGTTTAAGCAGATTGAGTGCGGGGGAGAAATCCCCCGCAATTCAATAAAGAAATAAATAAATCCTTGGAGGACGAATGGCAGCTGGAGATCTCACTACTTTAGCGAATGTCAAATCCTATCTAGGCTTAATCGGAAAACCCATATCCGCCATTACTCAGGCGAATCCGGGACAAATTACTTGCACCGCTCATGGACTCATCACCGGCAACTCGGTAGGGCTGAACGGAATCAATGGCATGACCACGCTTAATGGAACAACCGTTACCGTTACCGTTGTCGATGCGAATAACTTTACTATCGGAGTCAATACGACTGCGTATGGTGCTTATACATCTTCGGGCTATGTCTCGGTGGATGATGCTTTGCTCAATCGCCTAATCACATCAGCTTCGACATGGATCAAACAATACTGCAACCGAGATTTCACCGCAGCCAACTATACCGAATATCGCAACGGATGGGCTAATCAAACAAAGATGGCTCTTAAGAATTACCCTGTCAATTCGGTTACGTCGCTTTACATCAATGGAACTATCGTCACGCAATCCACGACCACCAATCAGGCTGGATGGGTTCAGAACGAAGGCTTCCTTTATCTTCGAGGCGGTCTAACCTTTACCACAGGCTATGCCAATGTCGTTATAACGTACAACGCTGGGTATTCCACAATCCCTTATGACTTAGAACAAGCGTGTATTGAAATCACCTCATGGCGTTATCGTGAGAAAGATCGTATTGCACAAAACAACAAGAACGTAGGCGGCGAGAACATCACCTTTAACACGTCAGCCGCCCCAGCCGATGCCCTGAGAACGCTTCAGGAATACACCAGAGTGATGCCGATATGATCGTAGCAACTCTGCGTGGACATATCGAGCTGCAAAAGAATCTCTTATTGATGCCTACTGAGGTTAAGAAGGTAGTCAAGAAAGAGATGATGCGTATTGGTCAAGATCTAAAGTCTAATGTCCAGCGCAATTATTTAACCGATACGTCTGGCAAATATCTCAAGGTCGTAACCAATGCCTTGCGAGGCTCTACGAATGTTCAATACCTAGAAACCCCTGTTCAGATGAGTGTATTCGTGGGAACGCTACCCTTCTATGGAAAGATCCACCACGAAGGATTCTCAGGCACAGTCCAAAGAACATCGAAACTCGGTAAGCCCACTAAGCCTTATGTCTTAACCCTCAGGGCTAGACCCTATCTTGCTGATGCTATGGAAGAACGCAAAGAACAATACATTCAAAGACTTCAAACTGCGATTGGGGCGTTCTAATGTCTCTCAATCGTGAAGCCCTCTTTGATGCCCTATATCAGCGACTCGTTGGCATTGGGGGGTTCATGTATTCCTCTCGCCAATTTGTGACCTATGACGATGTAGAAGCCTCGCAGCAACCCGCTTTGATTATGACCAAAGGCTCGGAGACCGTTGAGAATATGCGAGGATTTCCGCCTAAATGGACACTTAGCGGAACGATCTATGTCTATTGCCGTAACGACCGAGATCCTCATGTATCGCCTAGCGTCCAACTCAATCAACTCATCACGTTAGTCGAGGCTGCCTTTGAGCGAACGGCTACTGAATCGGCTATTGCCAATGCTCAATATCAAGACTCACCATCAGATTTTCTAACCACCCTCAATGGGAGATGTTCCCATTGCTGGATCACAGGAACTATTCAAACAGACGAAGGTATGCTCGGACAACAAGCCGTAGCGGTCATCCCTTTCGAGATCGTAGCCACAGGCTAAGGAGACTTATGAAAGACGAGATTAAGAAAATTATAGAAGCAGAGGATGAGCCGATCAAGGTCAATCCCAAACAGCAACAACTTAATGATAAAATAGAAGTATGGTTCGCAAATACTTTTCACAATAAAGGAATCGAAACTCAACTTTACAATCATTTTCAAACATCCAAAGAAGCTCTCAAAGCCACTCTTATGGAACTCATTTAACTAACTTCAGGAGGTCAAGATGGCACAATACAATTTCGGGACAGGCGGTCTGTATCTAGTCGATGCAAGTAGCCCAGCACAAGCAACACAGGTCGGTGTTTTGAAAGACGTGTCGTTAGACATTAGCTTCGACACCAAAGAATTACGCGGATCCTATACGTTCCCGGTAGACGTGGCTCGTGCAGGCGGCAAAATTGAAGGCTCTGCATCCTTCGCTCAAATCTCTGGTCGCTTAATCAATGCGATTTTAGGCGGAACGCAAACTGCGGGTGCAACGGTAATCGGTTCTAACAATGAAGCCGGAACAGTTCCTGCAACACCTTACGCCATCACCGTCGCTAACACGACCGGCTGGTCAGATTTAGGCGTTTACAACGTAACCAATTCCAAGTTTATGACACGTGTAGCCTCATCTCCCGCTACCGGTCAATACTCTGCTACGGCGGGTGTTTATACGTTTGCGGCTGCGGACACAACCAATAGCGTTCAGATTTCTTACAGCTATACTTCAGCAACGGCTAACACCGTCACGCTAACCAATCAACTCATGGGAAGCGGCACAACGTATCAGATTTCCTTATGGAATACGTATAAATCGAAGAACGTGGGCGTGAAACTCTACGCTGCAACGCTGGGCAAGTATTCATTCTCCATGCCCAATGAGGACTTCACCGAAGAAACGCTAGATTTCATGGGCTTCGCTGACGCTTCTAACAACGTCATATCAGTTTACACAACGGAATAATCACTTAACTTCTTAGGAAAGGTTTGACAATATGGCTCTACTTTCAGGTGTGAAAGTAACAATGGGTGGGCGGGAATACACACTACCGCCCCTCACGCTCGGCTCTCTTAAACGAATCGGCAATAAGATCAACACGTTATCTAAAATCGATTCAGTCCCCAATGAAGAACAAACGGACGCTATCGCACAGATTGTCTTAGCCTCAGTCAATCGCAACTATCCTGAAATCACTCAAGACGAATTGCTAGAGATGATTGATCTCGGCAACCTCAAGGAA